AGTTCTTCAGCAATCGCCTTAATATAGGAATACGAGTTGACATTACTATTTGCTCTGTAACGTGAAGATGCACATATATTTAAGTAATCTATGAATATTATATCAGGTTTGAAAGACTTTTTCAAGGCTAATTCATTCAGCAATGATTTAAAGTGACCACTGTGTGCACCTGCAGTGGGATACTCTTTAATAATTAACTTGCCTTTAGTTTTTTTAACAAGGTTATTTACCTTAGTATCAAAAATTTGTTTTGGAAGTTCAACAATTTCTTTGATGTTTGTGTTCAGAAGGTTTGCATCAATACGTTCAGCAATTTTCTCCTCTGCCATCTCCATTGTAACGTAAAGTACGTTGTATCCGTCAAGCAGATTGGCGCTAGCCATGTGACACATGAAAAGAGACTTACCAACACCTGTCCCAGCAAGAGCGATGTTGAGAGTCTTATTAGGAAGACCACCTTTCGTAATTTTGTTAAAGTAGTCGAGATCAAAGGGAATTTTAGTTTTCTTTTCATGATAAGAAATAAAGCGTTCTTCATAGTCTTCAATGTAATCATGACCAACATGATTATCAAAACTTACTGCAAGAGCATCGGAAAGAATTGATGGGATTGCATCACGGTTTTTGTTTTTATCTTTATTATCAGCAATCATGACTGATTCCATGAGTGCGATATAGATAGCACGATCCCTACACCACTTCTCAGTAGTTTTTTCTAACCATTCATTATTGACAGGTTCATCAGTAAAGTCATTAATAATTGTTTTAACTTCACTGAATTCATCTCCACTAAGATCATCTCTGTTATCAACTTCAATACCAAGAATCTCCTTCGTTGGCATCTTATTGTATTCACTAATGAACTTATGAATCTCCTGAAAGATAATTTTTTCTGATCTTAGTTCAAAATATTCATCCTTAATAAAAGGAAGAACCTTTCTAGAATACTGCTCATTGATTAAGAAGTTTCTAAGAACAGTAAGTTCAATTTTCTCCATAAGCAAAATGTTGTTGTGCAATAGCGTCTAACTTTTCCATTACCTCAGTAGTGAAATAAGATTCTGGATCTTTGTATATTGCTTTGGCATATACTTTCTTACCACCAATCTCATATCTACCTGCAACATTCTTCCAAAGACCACCTAGTTCTCCTAACTCTAGAAGACCATAATAGCGATCAAGACCACGTTGATCATAATAAAGACGTACTGTGACTTCTTGATTCTCCTTACTCAAACGAGACTTAGCAGTCTTTGCCTTGATAAGGTTTCCAACGACTTCCGTTCCATCCTTCTCTTTCTTTTTGCTGAGATGGATGATTGTACTTGCTGCGTACTTGAGACCGCTGCCTCCACCCATTTCTTTTGTAGGGACGTAAGAACCAATGACATCGTATGTGTGATTTGTAACTATAAGGGGAATTTTTGCCTGACCTAATTTAAGGGTGAGCATTCTGAATGCACCTTTGACCAATTGAGATTTGGTCATGTCTCGGACTTGTTTGTCGTTGAGTGCATCGGTAATTTCTTTCTCAGTAGAAAGCATACCTAATGAGTCTAGCACAAACATACAAGGTTTGCGTTTTTCTTTATCTGTTTTGAGGTATATGTCAACAGACTTTAACGCTTTTGATCTAAACTCTTCGATTGTTACCACGTTGACAACAACGAACCTTTCGAGATCAATTCCTCTAGACTCAAGGAGTCCCCTGTTGACAGCAGCCTCGGTGTCAAAATAAAGGCAGTAACCATCAGGGTTATTATCCAGAAAGTTTTTGACAACAGCCAACGAAAAGAAAGTCTTTCCAGTAGAGCTTTCACCAGCAATAGCGGTAATCTTGTTCCTAGATACACCGCCAAATACAGAGCCTGATACAAGGCTGTTAAAAATGTACGAACCTGTGTCAATAAATTCTTCAGTTGATTCTACCTCCGATGCAAGTTGGGTGTACTCATCACCAATTTCTTTTACAATTTCTTTTAAAAAATCCATAATCAAAGTATCTTCAAATATTATAGCACACTATCGCCATTTTGATAAGGGTGCTGTTTGTTCCAACTTCTCACTCTCAATTATATCGGACTCATCAGGATTTTCAAAGTTTTGTGTTGATTTCAATGTCGAAAGATAATTCAAAACATGTTCCCTAATCTCCATCAAGTCGTCGTAACAACCTTGATTGTGAGCACAACCACGCAACTCGTGGTCAGGTTTCATAACTGATTCTGTAAAGAGATCTAATGCTCTTTGATATTTTACAGTAGGTGATTCGTTACCTACAGATGCTTGATCCTTCATACGAAAAATTGCTCCAATGTGTTTCTTCTTTCAACTTTCCATTGTATAGCATCCAGAATAATTTTCAAGGGTTCTAAAAACGACTTGTCAAACTGAGTGTCATAATCTACATACTTGTTTAAACCCAGTTCATGTGGAAAGTCTTGGATAAACGAAATAACGTTTTCCTGAATTGGGTTTGGTATCTTCAAGTAACAGAATTTAATTTTTTCACCATTATTAATCAATGAATACTTTTGATCCAAATTATTCTTTTTTATATAGTGATTAAAGAGCAGTGACCCTCTTACATGAATTGGACTACCTTTCATATAGATGTCAGCATCACTATGAAACTTACTAGGATTACTACAAGATCTTGGGAATGCAACTTCCTCAGGACTCATTGAACGGAAGTTCTTTCTAGAGTCTGCAATAAAATCAATCACTTCATCTTCAGTTCCTTCCATAACCATCTTCAAGGCATCTTTAATTAACTTCCTACAAGCAGCAGGAGTTGATGATTTGACTGCCTCAATACCCATCATCTTCAGTTTTGGTTCTTCGTATCTAACTCCCTCACTATCCCATACGTTTAGAATATATCTTTTCTTTGCTGTCCAGATACCACGTTCAGCGATGTTCTCTCGCTTCATACTCATTTTCTGATCATACGCAGAAACATAATCAGCAAGTTCTTGATAGGATTTCTCAATGAACGGTTCCAACGTTTCTTTACAGATCTTGTCAAGTATCCCCACAACTGCTGTTTTGTTGCTAGACTCATCACCAAAAAGTTTATTAACAAGAGGTCCAAGATTAAGATAGATTGAGTCGGTGTCAGATGCGATAACATAATCTACTTCCTCCGTTTGCAAAAGTTTATTTAGGTATCGATTCATGCGTTGTTCAATCCAACGAATAGAAACTTGACCAGACAATGTGATTGCTTCAGCATTTGCTAGTTTGTAATACCTGAAGTATTGATTACCAATAGCACCATAAGCAGAGTTAAGAGAAATCTTCTTTGCCATTTGAATGTTGTTACATCTAGAGATCTCCTTTTCAAGAGCTTTAGTAGGTGTCTTCTCATACTCTTGCTTCGCTTTGAGCATTCTTTTCTTGAATATAACACGGTCACCATACATCTTCTCCATTAGTTCTGGTAAGAATCCACGTTTATCTTTACGGAACATTGCACCATTCGCACAAATTGCATTGTCCTTATACATTTCAAAAGTTAGTTTCTCCTTGAGTAACTTATTAACTGTAATTGAAGGGTGCTTTTCTTCAAGTAAAGTTTCTGGGGAAATATTATACTGCATGATTAAATGTGGATATAGACTATTCAAGTCAAAGGAAACAACCCAGTCATAAACACCTGGTACTGGTTCTTTTACATATGCACCTGCATATCTTTCATTCTTATCATTTTCTTCCTTTGGAGGAATAACAATATTCTTTCGTTTCAAGTAATTGTAAATGATAGTATCCCACATCCTTACCTGATAGAAAACATCGATGTAATTTACCTTGGCATCATATGCCATAGTCAAGGCAAGTTCAATCAACTTCATCTTGTCTTCCAACTCATCAACTAGTTCTACGTCAATGATGTTATACTCAATGAACTTCTGCCATCCTTTTGTATAAAAATCTTTAAACGTATCAAACTCAGAGTGATCAAGTTTCTTCTTACCAAGTTCGACTTCAGCAATATAATCTAGTTTATAAGACTCTTGTGCCTTATAAGTAAACTTCTTATAGAGATCAAGATAATCAAGACATGCTATTCCAGACACAGTATAAGAAACATGGTCTCGTCCCATAATCTTTATAATACCTTTTCTTACCATATTCCAAGGAGAAAATGTCCTCATCTCTTTTTGACCTAGGACACGATCTATACGACCACAGATATAAGGAATATCATATAAGTTACAATTCCAACCAGTAATCACATCTGGATAATTCTTTGTCCAGAAGGCAAGGAAAGAACGTAGAAGGTGTACTTCACTGTTACAGTTAATATAACTAACGTTCTCTTTCTTGTTTACGAATGCACCTTGACCCCATGAAACAATTTGTTTTGTTGCATAGTTCTGAATAGTAATTGCAAGGATCTCTTCAGCAACTGCATCTGTAGTAGGGAAACCATTTTCAGATGCTACCTCAATATCAATCGTAAATATTCTTATCTTAGATACATCATATTTAATTTCTTCCTGTGGGTAATTATCAGAAATATATTGATAGATATACTTATCGTTTCCGTAGATTGATACATTCTCTACAGTACTATATTTTTCAATAAAACTTCTACACTCCATCACACTACCAGGTTTGATGGGTGAAACTGTTTCTCCAGATAGAGTCTTGTACTTAGACTTCTTAGGAGATTTCATAAAAAGAGTCGGAGAAAACTTTTCTCTTGTTTGAAAGTAGTTACCATTATCATAACCACGAACAAGGAAATCATCTCCGACTAGTTGGACATTTGTATAAAACTTCATTTACTCAGGAACTTTTTATAATCATCCTCAAGAATTTTGTGAGGATCAACTATTGTTAGGATACTATCTGATGATAGCATACTTGATGTCTGAGTGGTATATGCATGTAACCACTTCTTTAACTGGAGTGGTTCTGTGTCTAGGATCTCTACTGGATTGATTAACTTACAATCAGGTTCTCCTAGTTCTGCTGTCACTTCTTCAATTTCAGTAATTAAAACTGAACCATTCTTTAAAAGGAGAACTTTGATCATTCTGCTGTTTTATCCTCCAATTCATTTAAAATTTGTTTGACTGACTTAGACTTCTTCTTTTTCTTTCCAGACTTATCATCACCTACTTCTTCATTTAGTTTCTCAAGATATGCTGCTTCCAAATCCCTGACTGGTTCATATACACAAATGATTTTATCTGCAGGAATAGTAAATACTGCTTCTTTAGCAAGAGGTTGCCACGGAACTAGGTTAATATCAATTTCTTGTTCATTGTCTTTTAGTTTACTCTTAAGCATTGGTTGCTTGTCTGTTAGGAATCTAGAAGGATCCCCTACCATGGGATTTTTACCATGACCACCATACAAGTCTCTTAGATTATCAGAGTCATCTGCGCTATCAGCACTACCTGCACCAGGTGCCATGCCAGGTTCATCCATTCCCTCCATCATAATGTCTGGTCGATGTGGGTTGTGAAGTCTATATCCAATGAGTCTTTCTCCCACCAAAACTTCTTCAACACCAGAAATCAAAGTTTCACCAGATATTAAATAAACGATCGATACTGTCATATTTTTACAAGGTATGTTTACATTATAAAAGGACTCTTGGATTTTGTCAAGAGTCCTTTGAGTTTTATTATTTATTCATCGATAGAATAAACTTTTTTCTTATGATGTTCAGGAATAATCCTTTTTAAACTAATCGTTAATAAACCATCTACAAAATCTACTTTATCAATTTTGACATCATCAGATAGTGTCCATGTGCGAGTAAATGCTCGTCTTGCTAATCCACGATGTACATACTCAGAATCGTCATCATCACCTTTTTTAGCTTCAACAACTAATTTATTTAATTCAGAATAAACATCAATGTCTTTTCTATGATATCCTGCTAGTGCGATTTCAAGTTTGAAATCTGTATTTGATTCTTTAACTAGATTGTATGGGGGATACGATGTCCTCTCACTTGTATGTTGTGCAGCGAGTCTTTGCACCCACTCATCCATACCAATGGTAGTTTTTTCTACATCGTTTAGAAATTGTACAATGTCATTTACACCATACTTTCTCATGCTAGTCGTCCACATAATTGACCTCCTTAAGCGTCTGTGTTTTTAATAAGGACCCATTAGGCATCCTCAATTATTATATAGGTAAAGACACTAAAAAAGGGAGGTGTAAAAACCTCCCCTTTCATTACGGTTATTCGCTTTCGACAGACGCTTTCTTACGACCAATATTATATTTGGACTCTAGTGTCCACTCACCTTTCTCTTTAAATGCCAGTACTTTAATTTGATTTAGTGGTGCAATATCTGCAACTTCAGAATCTGATACAATTGTAATTAATCCCCAGTCAGATAGTAGTTGTGCTATACGATTGCGTCTTTGAACGTCATTAATAGTAAGATTTGCATGCTTCCCATCAAGGGCAAAAAGCTCTTTAAAATGGACAATATAGTAACGAC